ACCCCATGGAGGGCACGGTCAGCCTGCGGGTGGACACTAAGTTCCGAGATCTGCTCAGCATGGAGGAGGCCCTCGCCAAGGGGCGCGATTCGCTGTCCCCGATCAAGGCCCTACAGGTCGGCAAGAAGTCCGTGATGATCAACGACCTCGCCATGCCGTGGAGCAACAACAAGGGGTCGGGCTGCTTCCCGCTTGGGGCCAAGAGCCTTCAGCGCACCGATGGCTTCCCGTACGAGAGTGTTACTCGCCAGTACCCGCCGAAGATGTTCTTCAAGGACGCATACCTTCCGGGAGGCGGGTCAATCGGCCTGCGCATCGAGAACATGCGCGGCGCCGATGGCACACTGGCAGCAGCAGTAAAGGACGAGTACAAGGATTTACAGAATGTCCTGTATGCGCCTATCCGCGCCAACACCGACCGGATGGACGACAGGTGGGTGATCCTTCCTGTGCTAATCGGGCAGGCTGCCGACATCGCCGTCAGCGAGTTCGCTATCTACGACAAGGACGGGAATCTGTTCCCGTGCGAGTTCCACGTATCTGTGTGGCAGACCAAGCCAAATGTCGAGGACATGCCGCAGAAGCCAGACCAGCCAAATCTCGGCGAGTACGGAGCGCTGTGGAGCGGGCCTGACGGAGACGCGTTCGATTTGGTCCGCAATGACGGCACTACATGGCGCGAAGGCGATGACGGCGGTTGGTACACAGGTTCATCGCCGGGGAACATGATCGTCGGCTGGGGTAATTATGTGAACCCCTGTGGATATCACCCACGTAAGAAGACCGACACCAACGCGCAGAAAACCGGAGTGTTCCGTGATGCCTCCCCGTGGAACGTTGACTTCGCTCAGTATGTGGACTTCCACGCCAACAACGAGACCAAGAACTCCACGCTGTCCAGCCTCGACTACTCGGTGTGGGTAGCCGTACATGTGGAGCAGACGAACCAGCGGTGGCTCTATGTGATGGGAAGGTTCTACCGCAAGGTGGCGATCTAGGTGCGTTACTCCTATACCCCAGCGCATCTACGACCGGACGACTATGTCCCGCCCACCATCCCGGTCATTCCGCTTCGCCTCAGGCAGCGAGATGACAACTATGGGGTGTCGGCAAGTCCGAGGATCTCCTACCGAAACGCGAACACTGGAAACTCCAAGCAGGCGTCGAACAGGGTCGGGCTGAACAACAACTACCAGTAGACAGTCCTGAGAGACTGAAATAAGAAAGGAAGGTGCCATATGTTCACCAAGATCTTCTGGCTGGCTGCCACCGAGCGAGCCGCAAAGACCGCCGCTCAGGCAGCCCTTCTGGCCATTCTCGGATCTGGAGTCCTGTCCGAGGAGGCCGTTAATGCATTCGAGATCAACTGGCCCGTGGTCGGTGGGTTCTTCCTCGGCGGCGCTGTGATCTCGTACCTGACCTCGGTAATCTCGGCCCCGTTCGGCACCAAGGGGATGCCGACGCTCCTCCCGGTGAAGGATCTGCCTCCGCAGGACGGTGAGTGATGCTTCCCCATCCCCCGTACCAGCGGATCACATGGCGAGGCAAGCGCTTCAACCGTCGCACCGTGGACATGATCAAGTGGGCAGAGGAAAAAGCCGGTTTCAAATTTGTGATTGGACAAGGGTCATACAACACTGGCGTTTCTGCCTCTGCTGGTACGCATGATGGTGGTGGGGCGGCTGATTTCTCCGTCAGAGATCTCACCATTACCCAGCGGATCAAGATGGTCAGGGCTCTCAAGGACGCTGGGTTCGCGGCGTGGTATCGACCCGCTATCCCAAACATCTGGCCTCCCCATGTCCATGCTGTGGCCATCAAAGACAAGGAACTGGCATGGCTTGCCCGCGCGCAGGTCGCCGACTATTTTGCTGGCAGAAACGGACTAAAGGGACATGCGAAGGACAAGACCTACCGTCCTGATCCATTCGTGATGTGGGACTACGCCAAGGCCAAGCCTGTGAGGTACCGATGAAGTATGTGAAGGCCGGGAACTACGTCAGCGTACTCAATTCCGTGGACATGAAGAAGAATGCTCCTAACGACCCTGTGCCTAAGTTCCAGCATGGGAAGGTGGTCACTGTCGCAGATCAGGACAACATCACCGTCAGCGTAAAGGGTGGAGCGCCGATGATCGCATCTCGACTTACCAGCCCGCCGTCGTGGCGCGTGAACAAGTTCGACGCATGAAAGACGCCTTCGGGGTAAGCAAGGGGCTGCCCCCATACGGACGAGTTCCCGGCATTGGTAAGGTCAAGGTGAATGGGATGCACTCCAAGGACCTGTTTGATGTCACGGACTCCACGGACACCCGCAGGCTCATTCCGCGCGCAAGGATGATCTTCACCAAGACCAAGCCGCTGCCTAGGCCTGTTGCACCTTCTCCTAAAAAGCCTAATTGGACACAGGATAAGTTGTTCTGATGGCTCAGTTCTATCTGGAGCGGCTACCCGAGAATGACGACGAACTTTGGCAGGTCGTCAACACCATGTGGGGAGTTGTCCTCCCGCGACACACCTGTGGAAACCCAGACCACACCCCGCCATTCACGGCATTTGCCGATGCCTATTTCAACCGGGGCGGGTCTATCTCCTTGTGGCATGGCTCCCGAGGTCTGTCTGGCAAGTCCTACATGCTGTCCATTCTGGGGATCACCAAAGCATTCCTGCTTGGGGCCGACACCAACCTCCTAGGTGGTTCGTACGCCCAGTCCACGAACATCCACGAGCACATGCGTAATGCCCTGAACTACGTGAATGCTCCTCGGTACATGATCGAGACCGAATCACAGACCCAGATCAAGTTGACTAACAAGGCAAAGATCCGACCGCTGACGGCCTCCCAGAAGACCGTCCGTGGCCCTCACCCGCCGTTCCTGATCCTTGATGAGATCGATGAGATGGACATCGATATCCTCGATGCGGCTCTTGGTCAGCCAATGCCTCAGAAGAATTACATGGGTGAAATTATTCAACCTTTCACTGTTATGTGTTCAACGTGGCAGAACGCCGAGGGCACGTTCTCCGAGATCCGACGACGCTTCGAGGAGCGCGGCCTGCCTGTCATCCAGTGGTGCTACGCCTGCTCGGCCAACCCCATTGACGGATGGCTGACGCAGGAGACCATCGATGCGAAGAAACTTGAAATCCCTGCGGAGATGTGGCGGACGGAGTACGAACTCGGCGAGCCCTCGATTGGCAACCGCGCATTCGACACCGATTCTGTTGACCGGATGTTTGCCAAGGCTCCTGAACCTTTGACTGAGAAAGTGTCAAAGGATTTCGAGGAGTACACATTCGCCGAGCCGCAGCGGGATGGCTACTACGTAGCCGCTGCCGACTGGGGAAAGGAGCAGGACTACACCGTTATCTCAGTGTGGCGTGCTGACAGGAACCCATTTGAACTGGTGTACTACATGCGGGTGAACCGTCGTCCTTACCCACAGATGATCGGATGGTTCAACGATGTCATACAGCGATATGGCGCGGATGCTATTCATGATGGGACTGGACTTGGCAACGTGGTTAATGACTACGTTGATATCCGCGCTCGTTCCTTCCTCATGACGGGTGAGAAGCGAGACGCAATGCTTTCAGAATATGTCAATGGAGTGGAGAAGGGTCGGCTATCGGCTCCTCGAATCAGGACCGCTTATCTGGCCCACAAGTACGCGCAGGTGGGCGATCTGTACTCCCGTTCCCAGCAGTACCACCTGCCTGACGAGGTCTGCTCGTTCGCGCTTGCCTACAAGGTGATGAACAAGGGCGGAAAGGCAGTTGGCCCCGTGACCGTTAAGCGGGACAATGAGCCCAGCGAATTGGAGAAGTTGTTCTCCCCCGAGGCGGCGATGCAGGTATACGTCAAGGATGAGCAGCCCTCTGGCATCAACCTTATGGTCTGACACCTCTGAGAGGATTGATCTATGAGTGTCACCCGGTACGAAAATCAGGGGCTGGACGGCCTTATTGCTGGGGCAGATGATGTCCCGAAGAACGTCTCGCCCATGATCGAACTGGGTGCTACTGGCCTCAAGCGTACCTCTGGATACATCAATGAGGAGTTCCTTCCTCAGTTGAAGGGCCGCAAGGCCGTCCAGATCTACCGAGAAATGTCGGACAACGATCCGGTAATCGGATCGTTGCTGTTTTCCGTTGACCGACTCTTGAGAGAAATTGACTGGAGGGTGGAGCCTGCTTCCTCTAAGCCAGAGGACAAGCAGGCTGCTGAGTTCATCGAGCAGTGCATGGACGACATGTCATCCACATGGGACGACGTTATCTCCGAGATTCTGACCATGCTTCCGTTCGGGTGGTCGTGGCATGAGGTCGTCTACAAGAAGCGCGTAGGCCCGTGGGAGAAGGACCCCAAGCACCGCTCCAAGTTCACGGACGGCAAGATCGGCTGGCGCAAGTTGCCGATTCGCGCTCAGGAGACTCTCATGCGGTGGGTCTTCGATGAGAGTGGCGGAATCAAGGCCATGATCCAGATGGCCCCGCCTGAGTACAAGATGGTGACCATCCCTATCGAGAAGTCCCTGCTTTTCCGCGTGTCCACCGCCAAGGGCAATCCGGAAGGACGTTCCTTCCTTCGCAATGCATACCGCCCGTGGTACATGAAGAAGCGGCTTGAGGAACTGGAGGGCATCGGTGCGGAGCGCGACCTTGCTGGCCTGCCTATGGCGCGCGTACCGTCTGACTACCTCTCCGCTGCAAAGGGCACAGACAAGGCCAAGATGGTCGATGCCTTCCGGCAGATGGTCCGTTCGGTTCGCCGAAACGAGCAGGAGGGAATCATCGTCCCCCGGATGATGGACCCTGATACCAAGACCGATATGTTCGATTTCTCCCTGCTCGGTGGCGGTGGCTCTCGTCAGTTCGACATCAACGGGATCATTCGCAGGTATGAGGAGCGCATCCTCATGACGGTGCTTGCGGACTTCATCCTTGTCGGCCACCAGAGCGTTGGGTCCTATTCCCTGCACACGGACAAGTCCGGACTGTTCCGATCCGGTATTCAGTCTGTTGCAAACTCCATCGCAGACGTGTTCAACCGCTATGCCATTCCTCGTCTGTTCGAGGTCAACGGCTGGAAGGTAGATGAACTGCCGCAGTTGGTGGCCGGGGATATCGATCCTCCAGATCTCACCCAGTTGTCCTCCTTCATGGGTCAACTTCAGTCTGCTGGCATCCAGTGGTTCCCGGATCCTGAACTGGAGAAGTTCCTGCGCGATGCTGCTCGTCTTCCGAAGTTGGACGAGACCTCAGAGGAGGTCAAGGAGACCGAGGCGCGTCAGGCTGCAATCATGCGTCTGGCTCAGCAGCGTATGGAGATGATCGGACTGTCCCAGCAGGCTGAGCAGGGCGCTATGTCCATGGAGCAGCAGCGCATGGGCATGGCCCAGCAGGAACAGCAGATGATGATGGGCGATGAGCAGGTCAATCCTGAGGTTCAGGCCGCTCAGGAGACCCAGACCGTGCAGTCTGGAGAACTTGATCTTGAGGCCAAGATTCAGGAGATGCGCCACAAGGATGAGGAGCACGACCTGAAGTTGGAGCAACTTCGTATGCAGATGGAGGCTCAGTCTCGGGGCGAGGATCCTCGTTTCAATGAGCAGAAGTTGCAGCAGGCTGACGACCTCCACAAGGAGAAGGTCGGCCAGATGCAGTTCCAGACCAAGGCCCAGCAGGAACTGCACAATGAGAAGGTCAAGCAGATGCGCTTTAAGCCGAAGGCCAAGCAGGACAAGGAGAAGAAGTGACCAAGTACTCGAAGGAGTTCTTCGGCGTTCCTGAGGATCAGCCGTTCAATCTCCCTGCTGCCATCGATGCCTACGAGTACGTCATGAAGAATGACGACTGGCAGTTTGTGATCTCCAAGGCTCTGTTCGATCACACTGCGCTGGACTTCATCAAGAACGAGGAGGAGATCGAGCGAGTCACAAACGCATACATCTCCAAGCGCTTCGAGGACGCCAAGCGCGGCCTTACTCGTACCATCATCTCCAAGGGTCGTAATGGCGAGGAGACTGATACAACCGCCCATGTGGTCGAGATCCTTGATGTCATCTCCAAGGCTGGTGGGTACACCTCCTTCGAGCGCGC